AAGGGCTAGAAGTTCCTTGTCAAGCGCTGCTAACCACGGTGCGAATTTTTGTCTTCGGCCTAACCGCCGTTGTCGGACCACATGAATTGTCGAGACCGATGGACTAGACACCCTTCCTAATCGACAGCCTATATGACGAAGGGCAAGTAGTGTGGATCACTTAAACGTTCCGTTAAGTCGGGACTCTTAAGAGTACAAAGGCAAATCAAATGAAGATAAGAGTGACTCCTCAACAAGCGCGAGCGCTTAGGTTGAGCGAAGAGCCACTGTTTGTGCGATCCGCGTTTTACCTGGGCCACAGTTACAGTGAAATTATTTACTTAGTTAGTTCATTACATCTTACGGGAGAGAGAACCACAATCATCAGACTGGCCAGAGAGCTTGGCCTTGGTGATGATGATACGGTTGAAGTCGTCTATGCTGATCCATAATATCAATCTTCGCAGCGATTCCGGCGAGCTGCTCGCTACAGTGAGCATCGCTCGTCATCCTTACAGTGAAGGCCCGAACGAGGACGTCGTTGGTACCGAGAAGGTGCGAGCCGTCATCGAAGGCTTGAGACACCTGCCTTTCTCCCGGGGCATCGTCTCAGTCTTCTACCCTCAGCTCGGCCGCCGTTGCATCATCAACCAACCTAACATGGAGCATAAAGAATGGACCTCTCCCACATCTTCACCGAGCAACAACTCGGAAATAAGTCTGACGCCATCCCCTTAAGGCTCGTCGCTCCGACGCCACTCCGCATTCCCGAAAGTGACATTGTCACCTTCGTCAAGGTCGAGACCATCAAAGATGTCATCCACGCCGATCCCAAGGCGGTGATGCTGTTCGACGACACGCAGGAAGAACTGCTCTCCGTCGTGTGCGAACATCCGAATGTGATGGGTTTCAACTGTCTGGTGCTGGCCGGTCTGCCGACCGCTGAGTACTCCGCCCAGTTCGACTCGCGAACCTACATGCTGGAGCGCGTGTCCTATGCCTCCTTCATTAACGATCTGGTCGAACGCAAACGCGTCGCCGCCGCATTAGCTGATGAAAGCAAAACCGCGTACGCAAAGGAGAGGGAGCAGTACACTCGCGGCAACGGTCACGTCAAGGAGCTGCGCGGTACGAGCATCGCGGGCGCAAAACCGCTGCCAGGCGAACCCGACTCCGAAGAGGACGCGGAGGCGTCCGAATGACACTACCCGTCACACCGTCAGGCGAACAATACTACGCTAAATACGGTTGGATGAAGCGCATGACCCCATCATCTGGACTGGGTTACGCGTTTGGTAACGGCGTCGCCACTCACCGCAAACCGTTGGTAACTCGCGAGCGTCGGGAGCTGCTCACGGGCGTCTACTCTTTCGACCCTCGCGTGTTGCACTTCCAGCGCGCGTTGTCTAACGCTCTTGACGCTGAACTGCCACCCGGTCTCGACGACGACGGTTTCTGCACGAACGGCGTCCACACGGACTGGGGCCGTCTGCGTACCGTCGCCGGCTACATGCCAACGCCGATGTCGTACACGCCACTCGATAACGCGTTCTACCGTGAAGAACTGGGACTGACATCCGGCTACTCGCAAGACGAGCAAGTTATCGCCAACAACGTCTGGGACCTAATCTTCAGTGAGTATAAGGCGTCGCACATCAAGGTGCCCAAGAAATCCACTTCTGGCCCTCGTCGCAACACCAGCGACGCTGAATGGAAGAAGGATTTCGCGGTGTTCCTGTACGAATCCGACCGGTTCGAAGGGATGTTGCAATGCGTAGATAAGTCGGACTGGCAGACGCTCGCGAACGAGGTCGAAATGTTGTTCCTGATGTATATCCAGAAGCGCGATCAGGTCGACACCCCAGGCAAGGAACGTCTAGTGTTCGACCTCGAATACGCACTGTCGAACGGTAAGAAGGGCAAAGCCTTTCCAACTAATAAGACGGTTGAGATCGACGGCGCGGTATACGACGACTTCTCGAGCACACGTGCCCGTGTTATTCACGCAGGGCCCTGGGCCATCAACTGCGTCCTTCAGATCATCTCGAGCGGAC